TGGTTCGCCAACTGGCCGCCGCGTCGGGCCGCAGCATGGGCGAATTCCGCCAGGCCATGCTCGACGGCAAGGTCACCTCGCAAGAGCTGTTTGATCTGCTGATGAGCCGGACGCAGGCCGTAGACGCTGAATTCCAGAAGCTGCCCCGATCAGTGGCCGATGCGGCTAATGCGGTGATCGTGCAAATGGGTGCAGCTGCATCGGCTATTGACCAGGCTACGAGCGCTTCGAAGGCGCTCGCGTTCATCTTGGACCGTATCGCTGACGGTATTCAAGTCACGTTCAATCCGACTGACGTGCAGCGCTTCAACACACTGTTGCGAGACCGCTCACAGGCCGAGTCGGTGTATCAGGCCCAGTTGCAGAACGGGTCGAAGCGCTCACAGGAAGCCGCAAAGAAACGCTTAGACGGCCTGAACTCCGAAATTAAGGCAATGCAGGATGCCCGGATCGCCGCAATCAAAGCCGAGAATGGCGGAGGCGGCACCAGCGCGGGCAAGCCTGCGGCGACTACGACCACCGAAGGTCAGAAAGCCATCGGCCAATTGGCTGAGCAGAATCAGCAGCTTCGGGCCCAAGGTGTCGAGCGCGCTAAGATCATCGCCTTGCAGAAGCTTGGGGCCGGCGCGACGCAGCAGGAGAAAGACGCTGCGGTTGCGCTGGCCGTAGAGAACTTCAACCTTGCGGAGGCTGAAAAGAACCGCAACAAGGCGGCCTCTGAGGGTGCAGCGCAACGCAAGCGCGACGACGAAGCTGCAGCAGCTGCCGTTCGCAAGGAAAACGAAGAGGCGCAGCGTGGTTACTTGGCGAACCAGAAGGTAATCCAAGGCCTAGCGCTTGAGCTGGGCAACGCTGCGCTGAAAGGCGAAGAACTTGCAGTCGCTCAAGCCAAGGCCAAGCTCAACAAGTTCGCCAGCCCCGAAGACGTGGCCGAGGTGGAACGACTCACCCGCGCCATAGTGCAGCAACAACAGGTCGTAGCCAACAAGCAACTGGCCGGCCAAGTGGACCCGTTTATTGGCGCCCAGCAGCAGCGGGACCAGCGTCTGGCGGATATTCAAACCCTGGAACAGGCGGAGCTATTGAGCGCTCAACGCGTCAATGAACTGAAGCTGCAGGCGGAAACCACGTACCAGGAGCAGGTTCGGGCGCTACAGGAAGAGACCTTCCGCCAAGCTTCCGTCGGCAATGACTTGCTGATCGGAACGCTGAACACCTTGCAGCAGGCCAGTGGCCAGGCATTCATAGGCTTGGTAACCGGGGCAACGTCTGGTCGGGAAGCCGTACAGTCACTCGCAGGGGCAATCCTAAACCAAGGTGTTAACGCGATCGCTGAATTCGGTTTCCAGTATTTGAAAACTATGATCATGGGGCAAGCTGCGCAAACAGCGGCAGCCGGTACAGCGGCCGCAACAGGCTCAGCGATGGCGGCTAGCTATGCCCCGGCCGCGGCCGCAGCTTCAGTGGCGTCTTTCGGCACTGCAGCCGTTGCGGGCCTTTCCGCGTTAGCTGGTGCGGTTCCGTCGATGATCGGTCTCTTCGGCGGCGGCCGGCAGTACGGCGGCGGCGTGGATGGCAACAAAATGTACCGCGTGAACGAGGGCGGGGCACCCGAGATTTTCAATGCCGCCGGTGGCAAGCAATACCTGATGCCGAACAGCCGCGGCGAAGTGGTCAGCAACAAAGACGCCACTTCGGGCACTGGCGCTGCGGCGCCCGCATTCAACGTGAACTTGATTGAGTCCGCGGATCGTGGCGGCCAAGTGCAGCAGAATGACAGCGGGGGAATTGACGTGTTCGTGGCACAGATTCGTAATGGTGGGCAAGCTGCCCAGGTGCTAGAAGGTACCTATGGCCTCAAGAGGGTTGGCCGATGAGCCTTATCGCAGAGGTCTACGCCTCGGGTGGGCCCGAACCCATCCTGCATACCTTGGAGATAACCAGTGCCGCATGGGCCGCGCCAATCCGCCTGGTGCTAGGCTACGAAGACCGCACCTTGGTGGACGAGCTCGGGGTCTCAAAAACATACCTTGCCACAGCCTTCAACATTTCGTTGCCAGAGCGCAATAACACCGGCAACCAGAGTCTGCAATTCGCAATCGACAACGTGGACGGAACGGCACAACGGAGAATCGACGAGGCCCTGACTGCGGCCGCCGAGGTGCTGATGACGTATCGGGCGTACCTGCGGTCATACCCTAGCGCGCCGGCCTCCACGCCTCTCAAATTCCGAGTTCTTGGCGGGTCGATCGAGGCGAGCGAGATTCGCATTGATGCGGGTTTCTACGACACGCTGAATACGAAATGGCCTCGTCGCTTGTACACTGTCGACTTCGCTCCCGGCCTGACGTACATGACATGATCAACCACTATCTACTGAACGCCACGTATCTTGCGGGCGGGCGCGGGCCAACGCAGTTCGACTGCTGGGGTTTAGTGCGAGAGGTCCGACATCGCGTGTGCGGGCGGCAGCTGTTGCCAGAATGGGGCGCGGTTGGATTCGACAAGCTGCGCGCCAATACCCGAGCGTACCAAGAAAAGGCACCTCAAATGCGACGCTGCACAGCCCCTGAACCGGGGGCGGTGGCGGCTGCCTTCCGACACAACCTCTGCATTCACGTTGGGGTCGTGCTCGACGTCGATGGTAGACTCTGCATCATGGATATCAACCCCGGAGGCCGGCCGAGACGCATCGGCGTTGCGCGCTTTGAAGCCGGCTTCCAAGAGGTCAGGTACTACAATGATTAAAGTCTACCCGAACAAATTTGCATCCCAGGCTGCCGAGACGATTGAAGTTTCGGAGCCGGTGCATTTGCTGCAGTGGCTAGAACGCACCGCCGGTGTGCCGATCGACACGCTTTCCGACCAACCGCTATCCATCTCGGTCAATGGGCGAATGCTCAAGACCTACGAGTGGGTTGGGGTTCAGGTCAACCCCACCGACGACGTTCGGATCTATATTGAGCCCAAAGGCGACGTGGTGAATGCCGTGCTTAACGTGTTTACCTTGGGCGCCTGGAGCCTTGTCAGCAAGCTCCTCACGCCAAAGGTTCCGGGCCAGGGGTCCAGCACCTCCGCGCGGCAGGGTGATGCCTTGGACGAGGCAGCAGCCACTGGTAACAAGGTCAAGGTCAACGACGTGATACCGGAGTGCGCCGGCCTCTGCCGCCGGTTCCCAGATTATTTGTTGCCGCCTAGGCGTGAGTTCCGCGGGCCCCGCGCTCAATGGGTTGAGCTATTGCTCTGCGTGGGCCGAGGTGAGTTCGACATCGACATCAACAAAATTAAGATCGGTGACACCCCGGTAATTTCGCTGGGGGCTGACGCAGAGATCACTTTTTATGCGCCTGGCGCCGACCTCAGCGCTGAGACTGCGGCGCAATGGTGGCATCCCTGTGAAGAGGTCGGGGCCAGTTCGAGCGGTTCAGCAGGACTGGAACTGACTGTCGGCAGCGGGCTGACTGCTTCCGCAACGGCCAGTTCTGCGACTTTCAACGGCACCAATATCTCCATTGCCCCTGCAGCAGGTTCGTTCCCTTCGGATTGGTCTACGGGGCTCCTGCTGCGAGTAATCGGCAACTATCCGTACACCGTAGTCAACGGTGGCGGTGCTGGTGGCCGTGATGTGATTAGTGGCAATATTGCCCAGCTTGGGCTGGTGGCCGGAGACCTTGTGGAAGTGGCCGGTAGCACCTCAGCAAACAACGGTAATTTCATCGTTCACTCTGCCACTACTACTGATCTGCAACTGAGCAACCCGGACGGTACTGCGGCTACGGGTTTCACGGGTGGCTCGATGAGCGCAACAATCGGCCCCCGCGGACTCCGGTATCGAATCCTGGCGTTCAGTACCAGCATCATCCAAGTGGAACGATTGACATCGTCCGGTTCGGTAGATGCTACTTGGCCGGGGTTCACGTCCCGCGTGGTTTCGTCGCCCATCGTCTCACTGGACCCCACCAGTTTAGTGGGCGGCTACCGCGGGCCGTTTGCGGCTTGTCCCGAAAATGAACTTGTCACGGAATTGTCGTTTTCGGTTTTCTTCCCCGGTGGTCTTTACGGCTTCGGGCGAGAAGGTCAGATCTACACCATCCCGTCGACCATCGACTTT